CATTGAAAGACCAATTCTTTAGGGAGTATTATAGGTCTGGCAATGTTTTTCTTTACACAATACAGGGTAAGTTTAAGCTTGGAGACTTTAAAAATTTCTCGAAAAAGCTTTCGGTTATATCTAAAAACGAATTACCCTTAAGGTATATTATCATTAATCCTTATGATATTGTAAGAAAACATAGCTCATCTTTTTCCACATCGTTATATCAAAAAATTCTCAGTGAATACGAACTCGAAAGACTCAAGAACCCTAAAACCGATTCTGATGTAGAGATATACAAAGCCCTCTCTCCTGAAGCAAAGGAAAAAATCAAGAACGGAGGATATCTCAGAGATGGTATTAAGGTAGATTTAGATCCAAAATATTTAAGATATTGCTTTTATAAGAAACAAGATTATGAGCCATTTGCTATACCATTCGGTTTTCCAGTTTTAGACGATATCAATTTCAAGCTTGAATTGAAAAAGATTGATCAGGCTATTACTCGAACTATAGAGAATGTAATCCTATTAATTACTATGGGGGCAGAGCCTGATAAGGGGGGCCTGAATCCTAAAAATTTAGTTGCAATGCAAAGCCTTTTTCAAAACGAAAGTGTTGGTCGGGTTCTTGTTAGTGACTATACTACCAAAGCTCAGTTTGTGATTCCTGAAATCAATAAAGTGCTCGGTCCTGAAAAATACGAAATTGTTAATCAAGATATTAAAGAGGGCTTGCAAAATATTATTGTCGGCCAAGAAAAATTCTCCAACACTGCTGTAAAGGCAGAAATATTCCTAGAAAGATTGAAAGAGTCTAGGAACGCATTTCTCCACCAGTTCCTTCAGCCTGAGATCGATCAGCTTTGTAAAAATCTAGGCATGAAGAAAGCTCCAGTAGCAAGATTTGAGGAGGTAAATGTGAAAGACGAGACCCAATTACAAAGGGTGACCACGAGGCTTATGGAGATCGGGGTGCTTACCCCGCAACAAGGTCTCGACGTTATTAAAACTGGAATCTTTCCTGATGCTAAATTAATTGAGCCTGCACAAGAAGCTTTTGTAGAAGAGAGAGAAAAAGGATATTACAATCCTCTAGTTGGCGGAGTTCCTATGATGGCTGGCGCAGAGCAGCCAAATAATAACCAAACCCCAAAATCTGCCGGCAGACCTACGGGCACTTCAGGCATACCCAAGCAGACTGAAGCCAAGAAAGATTTTTATAATGTAGATTATATTCAAGACATAGTCAAAGAAACAGACGCATTTAGACGAACCACAATGGCTAAGCTTAAGAAAGAGAACAAAATAAAAAGGTTTACGAAAAACCATAAAGATTTATTGGATCGCTTATGCGAGTCTGTAATAACATCTTCAGAGAGAGAAACTTGGTCACGTAGGGCGGATGATATAATTAAAAATCCCAAAAACATAATTTCTCTTGAAACTATCGCTGAAATTAATAATATTTCTATAGAACATCAATTAGACACGTATTCTTCTGCACTATTATATCACAGTAAAAAATTTAATAAAAAATAATATCCTTTTTAATTGGTGTAACAAATCACATGAAATCATATAACAAAAGTAGCTCTCCATTCAAATATACTACTGTTTTTAGTCAAAATTCATTGGCTTCAGTTAAGGTTGGGGAAGAAAATAATATTTCGCTTGCATCTTTGGACCCCCTTCAGCCTTTAATTCCTGATGCGGTTGATTTGGGTAGGAATATTGATTTACTTGGCGTTGCATTTAATGCGGCTGTAGCAAATAAATTTAATAATAACGGAGATGGAATAGAAACGAATACCGCTCTAGCCATCAAGGACTACTTCATCCATAAGCCTACCAATATAGAACATGACAGATCAAGGGTCGTTGGGCATATTGTAAATGCAGGTATATCTGCGTATGGGCAAGAAAACTCAGAGCTTATTCCTGAAGAAGAGTTAAAAGGCACTTATTCCCCATTTCATATTTCTTTGGCTGCTGTAGTATATAGAATAGTGAATTCTGATTTTGCAAATTTAATTAATGATAGCAGCGATCCCGATCATGAAAATTATCAGATGGTTTCCGCAAGCTGGGAATTGGGATTTAATGAATATGTAATAGCTCTTGGTAGTGATGACCTAACCGAAGCTGAATTAATTTCTGACGAAACACAAGTGAAGGAATTGTCTCAGTACCTTATCACTCAAGGAGGCGCAGGAGAAATGAAAGACGGAACCAAAGTAAATAGATTAGTTATTGGAGACGTATACCCTCTGGGAATCGGCTTCACTGCGACACCTGCTGCCGACGTAAAGGGAGTGGTTACTAAAACAGAAAAAAAGGATCTTAAATCATATTCTAATGTAGAAAAAATTGAAATTAATAAAAACTTTTTAACCCCTTTATTAATAAAAGAAAATAAAAAAATTTCCCAGAACGATAAAAAATGGGTAAACTTATCAGATAACAAAAATATTATCATGGAATCACAAGAAATAATTCAAGAATTCAAGGCCGCATTGGACCAGCATAAGTTCGACAAAGAAGCTGTAGCTTCTATGACTGACACATTCACTAGCGCTATTAAGCAAAAGGATGAGCAGTATCAAGCAGAACTCGAGCAGGCTCAAAACGCTGAGAAGGAATTGGTAAAACAGCAAGAAGAGCTTCAGGCTTCTGTTAAAGATCTTTCGGCTCAGCTTAAAGAAGCTACCGACAAGGTTCAAAACTTAGAAGATGCTCAGGCTCAAGAAGTTGTAAAGGCTTCATTCAATGAAAGAATGGGAGCTCTCGACTCTGCGTTTGATCTCGAAGACGAAGATAAAACTATCATCGCTCAAGAATTAAACCAGCTAGACGTCTCTGAAGAAGCTTTTGCTGAATACAAAAGTCGCTTTGATCAAGTGTGGAAGCACAAGAATAAAGCACACAAGGAAGAGCAAGAAAAAGCTTTTCAAGAAAAATTGCAAGCTGCATTAGAAGCTAAGCTTAACGAAATGGAATCCGGACAAACCTCCGTGGCCTCTGAAGTTACCTCTGAAGAAGTAACTAAAGAAACTACTGAAGAAGTTGTCGAGGAAGCATTAGAACAGGCTGAAGCAGCAAACACTGAAATTTCAAACTCTAACGAATCTCTCTCTGAGGAAGCGGAAACTTGGGCTGAAAAGTTCAAAGGTGCGTTCAAAGATAGCGTTTCTGTTCAATACTAAAACAAAAAAATAAAATGGGACTCAGAATACTACCATTCAGACAGTACGACGAAAATAACGTCGTGAACATGTTCTCGTTTGCTACAGGCAGCGCCAATGTTAATTTGGTTGACAAGCTTGATGACGGCAATGCGGGTGCTAAAGCTCACGGCGGAGTTTTTGTTAAAGTTGCTAGCGCTGACCTAAATAAGGATCCGATCGAGTATGCTGACAACAGCTACTTAGGTAAGACAAACTACCCTCACGTGGGTGGAAATGCTTATCCTTCGGTTCCTCATACAGTGTCGCTCGCCGGAGCCACAGATTCTCCGTTGGGCATTACGCTCTATCAAACGGCATTAAGGGATGAGAACGAAGAAAAACTTCTCTACTATCCTCAGAAAGCTCTTGAGAACTATGCAGTTCTCCCCGGACAGGCTGTTCCTGTCGCGACAAAGGGTGTTTTTACTCTGCACGAAAGCGCAATCGCAAACGGAAGTTGGGCCACAGTTGTTCCCGGCAGGAAGCTGAAAGCTGCTGCTGACGGAAAATGTGAGGCAACCTCGGCAGTTTCTGGTGAGCGCTTTGTTGGTAAGGTTCTCGCCACAGGCGAACGCCAAGCTGACGGCAAGGGAGCTTCTGTTGATGCTTTCTCCGGAAAATACGCAGTTGTGCAAATTGATTGCTAATCTTTAAACGAAAAGGAAAAAATATAAAATGAATATTACTCTTAAACGAACTGAAGAGCAAGTCGAGCTAGTTAAAGCTATGGCTTCCAAAAACAGGGACACTGCCTATGAAGCGCAAGCTGCATTGGCCGCATTTCTTGCACCTGTACTTGCAGAAGTTATTAATAACGCTCCGACAATCAGCAATCTTTTTAAAACTCTGAGCTTTAGCCCAGATGATAATCCTAGCATTCCTTTGGATCTGTATACGGATATCAATGATGAAGACTATGTGCAGGTTTACAGTCAGTCGGTTCCCGGCGGTCTGCCAACCAGTACCGTACAGCCTAGCTTCAGCGAAATGAAGGTAACTACCTATCGTTTGGATAGTGCAGTTTCTTTTGACCGCAAGTTTGCTTCTAAGTCTCGTATGGACGTAGTTGGAAAAACCTTTGCTCGTGTAGCTCAGGAAATCCTTCTAAAGCAAGAAAGAACTTCCGCAAACCTTATCATGGGTGCGCTTGCTAAAGCCGAAACTAATGGCAACAAGCACATTATTGATTGCGGCACAGACGGGAGAGTTCTTCTTGATGATTTTAACCGCATGCTTACGCTTGCTAAAAGGATCCACACCTCTTGGAGTGGTGGTTCCCCAGTAGCTCGCCGTGGCGGAGTTACCGATCTTATCGTTTCTCCTGAAGTTGTACAAGAACTTCGTACGATCGCTTATAACCCGATCAATACGAAAGGTGCTGGTACAACCACAACTGCTGCAGTTGATATTCCTTCAGGAACAGATTCGGGTGGCGGAACAAGTTCCGTAACTGTAGCGAATCCTGCTGCTGGAGTAATTCCTGCAACAGATGAGATGAGAAACGCGATCTACAACAGCGCTGGCATTCCTGAATTCTATGGTGTCAATATCATGGAAATCAATGAAATGGGCCTTGGACAGAAGTTCAATAAGGTGTTTGATGCAGTTTCTAGTGATCTTGCTGACGGCTCTGGTGAAGAGCTTATGCTTGGATTGGACCGTTCTATGGATTCTCTCATGAAGGTTGTCGCTCTCGATGCAGAGAGTGGAACTGAAATGAGTCTTCTTGCTGACGACCAGTACAGTGTACGTCAACAAAAGATCGGATACTACGGATCTCTCGAAGAAGGACGCGTTTGTCTTGACGATCGCGCTCTGTTTGGCATGATTGCCAAAAGTATGGCTGGGGCTGACCCTGTTAGCTAAGGTCATAATTAACCTTTAACCAGAAAGCCCGCCTTTATGGCGGGCTTTTTGTTTTTCTAAAAGAGTTGAATTGTGTGTAATATCTGATATAATAACTTTAAGGTAAAAGGAAAAAGGTATGGCTACTAAAAAAAGTAAAACAACAAAAAAGAAGACTCCTGCAAAAAAAACTCAGGCAAGTCAACCAGATTCATTGCTTAGCAAATTAGAATCTATGGAACAAACTACGGGAAAAGAATACACCGATCAAGTGCGCACACTGGAAAGCGTATTAGGCGTGAAAGAAGTCAATGAATTTGGAACTGCTAACGCTAGGGTTTTTGAAGAAAATATATCTGAAATGAATCTAGTTGATATGCAAACTCTTGCAGTTAAGATTGGCGTAATGCCAAGTCCTAATAAACCAAATTTAAAAAAGCGACTACTAAAGGCGTTTAACTCAAGAAACAAAACTCAAGGTGCTGCTGGGCAAAGTCTAGAGAGGCAAGTTAAGTTAAATCCCGCTAGCGAATCATACGAAGATGCCTTAAAGATTATCAGGGGTGAATAATGAGTGATATTAGTGGTTTAGCACAAAGCATACTTGATTATGAATTTGACGGTGATGCTTCTGTCGCACCACTAACATCAATATCTGGATGGGTGTCGTCTCATGTTGGCGAATTGAACACGTTGATCCATACTTCTTTCGAGGTGAGCGGCAATCATGTTACTCCTACTGGAAGTTTTTGTGCGGAAGAGGAGTCAATTATGCGAGCGATGTATTTAAAATCTTTTAATAATTCTATGTCTCGCAAGACCTTGCAGGGCGCAACCACATCGAGCGATTTTATACAGATTAGAGACGCAGACGGCTCTATGATTGTTCGCCCAAACAAAACGACCGCTGCGGGCGTCTATAGGTCTTTATCGAGCTCTTACGCAGATGAATTGGGTAAGCTAGTTAATTCTTATATCTCATTTCAGACTAAACCGGTTCAAGTTGCAGGAAAAGACGCTCCGTCTGGTTGAGAGCTATGGGAACAAGGAGAGGAGAGAGAGATAGGACTTATAATGTTGACGATCGTTATCGAAGTCAAGCTTGGAACGACGGAGCTAACCCCCAGTTCTATGTTCCACAAGCTCAAGGATTAAACACTAAAGAGAAGGCTAGATTACTTAGGCCTTCTTATGGCTATACAGTAGAGTATGATACAAAATTTAGAATGTTTAGTTATGGTGATGGATATTATTCTATTACTCCTGTAGGTTTAAATCCGACGACACTATCACTTAGTTTAAATTATGAAGGTGTAAAAGATGGTGATGATTTAGAAGATTTTATTGGCTTTTTTGAAGCAACACGTGGGGAGAGTTTTACATTTCTTCCTCCTGAACCTTTTTGTAAATATAATAATTTCAGATGCGATGGATATAGTACTACTTACGGACAGAACGATAATGCACTAAGCGTAACTTTAATTGGCACAAGCCAGAGCGCACTGAATATAAATAAAGCCTCGCAACAATCTTATGGCATATCTCCGCCAACAGAAGCTTCCACGATGTATTTAGGGGAAGCGTCTGAATTTACAGGGAACTATAAAAAAGCTGAATCTGAGCCTCTAGACTACGAGAACTATCAGTCGACAGGTTATAATGATAGAATTACTAGATTAAATAATGGAGCAAATACAGATTTAATAGCAACGACATCTGACAGCTATGAGCCGTTTGAAATGAGGTTAAGGGGGTGGCAAAAAGACGTATTTTACCCTAAGCATTCTGTAGTTTCAAGCATGCATGATTCTCAAAATCCAATAGCGGGTGGTTTTGAAAAATATCTTTATGCCAAAGAAGATCATGTTAGCGTGGCGGGGTCGAATGGTCTTCCTTCTCCCTCGCACGTCGAACAGTATTGGTCTTCTGAGTTTCATTGGCAGGCTACGGCAGGAAGCTCTAACGTAGGTCAGAGTAGGGTCATGATGAGTGAGTTTGGGGAAGGTAGGACAGAAGTTATGCCTGATGGAAGGCATGCGAATCCACTAGTATTTAATTTTCAGTTTAATAACCGAAGTGATGTTGAGTCATATGCAATACTGCATTATTTGGAATCTAGAAGAGGGTATATTAGATTTCCTGTTAGTAAAGAAACTATACCTGCTCCTTATAATAAAAATATGTCGACCATAGAGCCTAGGTATTTCATGTGTGGGAAATGGAGTTATTCAAAAAATTATTTAGATAACAACAGTATTAGCGCGACATTTATCGAAGACCCCTTAGGGATTGATCTCGCAGCCCAATCTTATGATAATCAGTATACTGTGCAACCGTAATTGATTATCTAACAGATTGTTTGATCGTTATTGAGCCTTCCATAAATCCTCCAGCGGAGACACTAATGTCTTGAGTATCTACTACTCCGGATATTTCTAGCGTTCTACCCATTGAGGTTCCGGGCTGGTTTTCTGTACCAATCGTCCTAAGAGCAATGGTCACTTTTGCCTTTGTCCCAGCTCCTTCAGAGCCTTTATCGTGCCCTTGGAAGCTAATTACTTTACCTATGTCTTCTCCCTGAATCGTTAATTCTCTATTAATTGAGCCAAGGTTTACCTCTACAGGGTGTCTTTTTCCTACAACATACATTGGTAAGCGTTCGAATTGTTCGGAAAAACTAATTGAAATTGGGTGTTGAATCCCATAGGTGCCTCGATTAAGGCCTTGTATGTCACTCATAACATGATTATGGGTAGAAAGGACATCTAGCGCTACGGGAGCAGGGAAAGAAGATGCTGAGTCAGAGACAGCTTTGCTGACGAGATCTCCTTGGGAATCTTGCTCTGCGTCAACCCCTAGAGTATTGGGGGATCCTGTAAATCGATAGTCGTCATTGTCTTTCGCGGTAGAGCTAGCGTCTCTATCACTACTCATGCGGTATATAGAAAAGTCAGCACTTATTATAGCGGGAGAATAGAGTTCCATGTTTACGCTAAAAGAGTTCAAGTACATTTGGCCAAAATTAAAACCCGCTAATTGCCCGTACATTTCTGCGCCCTCTCCTGTATTGGTGACAATTTTTGTTGTATTTGTATTCAAATAAAAGTCTGTATTCAAAGAGGCGGTAAGTGGCCCATCTGG